CTTTCTCGTTTAAGCCGAACGAGAACGTTGTTGCTGCCTTTGTTGCCTAAGACCGCCCCTGTTTCCTATGAGTCATTCATAGATACGTACTCGGGCCGCAAGAAAACAAGGTATCAAGACGCCCTTGAGAGGATGAGGTGCACCTCCTGGTCACTCAAGGAGGAGGCTGAGGTTTCGGTTTTTATTAAGTGTGAGAAAACGGACAGGACCACTAAAACGGATCCCGTACCTCGGGTTATTTCGCCCAGGAGTCCTTTGTTCAACTTACGCATCGGTAGGTATCTCAAACATATTGAGGAACGTGTTTTCCACAGCCTGGGAGGACTGTTTGGGCACCAAACAGTGCTGAAAGGGTGTGATATCTACAAGAGTGCTAAGCTTATCAAGGAAAAATGGGAAATGTTTAATGATCCTGTTGCCGTTGGTCTCGATGCGTCGAGATTTGATCAACATGTGTCTGAAGTTGCGCTGCAATGGGAGCATGACATATATTTGTCATGCTTTCCACATCGGAAGGATAGGAATCGTCTGGCGCGCATGTTGCGATTGCAACTGCGCAACAAGTGCTCTGGGTACGCTCCCGATGGGTGGTTGAAGTATACCACCCAGGGTGGTCGAATGAGTGGTGACATGAACACCTCTCTTGGCAATTGTGTGCTCATGGTATCCATGATTCATGCCTACGGTCTCGAACGAGGTGTGAACCTGCAGCTCGCCAATAATGGTGATGATTGTGTGGTTTTCATGGAACGATCCGACCTTGATCGATTCTCTAATGGGCTGTACGAGTGGTTTGAGGGCATGGGGTTCTCCATGGCCATTGAACCTCCATCATACGAGATGGAGGAAATTGAATTTTGTCAAACTCGTCCAGTGTTTGACGGTTCGCGATGGCTCATGGTTCGGAACCCACATTCTGGTATCGCTAAAGACAGCGTCATGCTTAAACCCTGGTGTGGAGAGAAATTCTTCAAAGGGTGGCTTGATGCTGTTGGTACTGGAGGGTTGGCGTTGACGGGGGGAGTGCCCGTCTTTCAGAGCTTTTACTCCCTACTGATACGCTGTGGAACGAAGAGGAAGGTTCCTGAGGACATGTTATCATGGTCCGTCAGGCAGTCACTGAAGACGGTTGTTCCTCGTGCAAAATGCGAAATATCACCTGAGTGCCGTGCCAGTTTTTACTGGGCATACGGTATCACCCCTGATGAGCAGATTTGCCTGGAGCGGTATTATGATGAGATGAGCCTTACCAGCTGCGCTGGTAAGGAGTTGCACTATAGGTCCGTCTTTTAAAT